CACTGACTGTTGGATAAGCCATTTTAAACTCCTAAAATAAAGTTAATTTCCTTTGCCGAAAGTAACCTTCGTCTTCCTATCGTTAAATAGGGGCATACGAGGGTCGTTTTCACGCATCAGACCTTGATCAACAGATTGCATTTGAGACTCCGTTAAATTTTCGTAGTACTCAGTACGTTCTGCAACGAGTTCTATTGGGGCTTTACACAGCATTAACCCACCAACAATGACATTATCTTTGAAACGCACGTCTTCAACGGCGTCACTAAATATCTCGGGGTGGTCTTCTGCGCGTACTGGCTCCCAACCTTCACGTAATTTTGAAGAAACGTTAGTAGAATCAGGTTGACCCATAGTGCTTACACGAACCCAGTGAAATTTGTATCCATCTTGAGGAATAGGATCAGGCAGCACTGTTGGCCGCGTCCACGCCTTTTTATGCACAGTTTTCTCACGGGTTTCCGCATCTCGCTTAAGTCTATTTTCAGCCATTATTGTTTCCTCATTAATTCAGCAGCCTGTTTGGCGTAATCTTCCAAAGGCACCCCAAGTTTTTTTGCGATAGCGACTTGTGATTGCGTGAGCCTAATTTTCTTAGGCGCTGTGCTCCGCGTAGCGGGTGCAACCACATTGCTAGATTTTCTTTGGGTGCTCTCTAGTTCATCTTCTATCCCGTCATCAAACTGATCAGGAAATACTTGTCGCATACGAGAGTTAATTTTCTCGTAGTAAGTATCGGTTTTGGGGTCTATCCCCTCTTTCGTTAACTTGTTGTGCAACCCTAATGCAAAGGCAGTCATTTCGTCATCTGACCCAAACCATGAATTATCTTCACGCCATGTTTCAGCTTTTTCATCTCGCTGCACTTGAGGTTGAGGTGTATCTACCTGCGTTTGTACAGGAGTTTCTTGGGGTTGTAAAGCCGGAATCTGCTTAGGTTTCAACCCGTTAACCCGCTCCAAACGTATTTGAGCAGCGTTAAGCATAGTCTGTGCTTCTAATACAGCGTCTGGTTCTCCCGACTCATACGCCTCTTTATACTGCCGCTTAGCCATAGCAAGCTCACCATCTACTTGCTTTTTAGCTGATTCAATAAGCGTATTGTGACTCTGGTCTACCGAACCTTTAAGCTTTTCATTCTCGGCCATCAAGTTTTTAGTATACGTTTCAAGAGCTTCCTGCTGTCGCTGAGCTTCTTCTTTGGCCCTACGCTCGTCGTGATAACCCTTGCTAAAGTGCTTGATACGATTCTTAACTTTATCAGAGTAGTTTTCTAGCTCTTCATTAGTAACTTCTTCTGGTGGCGGAGATACCTTTCGCCCACGGTCTGCTTCTGGAGTATCGTCCTCAACTTCAATCTCTACTTCCCCCGCCTTAATGGTGTCTTTGGAGGGCTTCATATCTTCCCTACCCACAGCACCTTCTACTTCTAAGGGGGCCTCTTCTTCTACAACATCTACTTCAACCTCTTGGGACGTTTCGTCTTTATCGGGATCAGGGAACTCAAATTCTACATTTTGTCTAGGCATGTCTTACTCCTTATGCGCGCGAAACAGCTCGCGGATCGTCTACGACGGCTTCAATAGAGTCGTCATTCATTAAGCGAAATTCCTGATTCCCCACCTTAAAACGCGTGCCGGTATTGGCTCGGAACATCACATGGTCGCCTACTTTGCACCAAGGCCCAGTAGGGAACCGCTCTTTGTCGCTGTAAGCTTGCTCGCCCATATCAAGCACAGACCCCACGGTAGAAAGAATATACTCCTCTCGCCGGGTAGATTCCGCCTTAATAAGCCCGCTTTCCCCGAAAGTATCTTCGACGTTAGGTAGGGCAATAAGCACCCTGTAGCCCACAGGTTTAGGTATAGAGGCTTCTAGCTCTGCCTCTTCTACAGCTTCTACTTCGATACGCTCGTTTCTTTTTCGTTCTAATGCAGTCATTGCTGGAGATACGGACGCGGTAGCGCCGACTCCACTAACCGTTACTGTTTCAGTCATCTTCGTCTTCCATATTATTACGCGAAAGGTCAAATACTTCTCTACGTGCCATGTTTAGACCTCGAATCACACCGCACACCTCCTTATACTCGGCAAAGTCTTTAGGACCACCCGAGGTTAAGAATTCTTCGCTAGAGCCGCTAAGCTCTGTTAATTTTTCGTCCAGCACGTCAAAGACGGTTTTAGCCATTAAATTTATCTCCCTAAACCGTCTATGGCAGCAAGCGCGTTTGCTAGGTTTAGCGCTGCTTGAGAGGACTTCATAGCTTCGTTAGGCTCCTCTACTGCGGCATCATGGCAAAGGCAGTACATAGCTCTTAATGCTTCGAGATGTACATCTCTAAGCGAGTATTCTTGCCCACCATTTATATTCTTGGGGTCACGGGTTGTATCTCTCATAGGGTTCTAACTCCTGTGGTTTTAAGGTTATCTATCCGTTTATTTAGCTTTCTTTTTTGCCGTAGCAGACAAGTCTTTTAAGTGAAATAACTTCACACTACCTTTAGTATGCGTTTTCCCACTGTGCAAAGTGCCATCAGCCATCTTGTGTGAATTACCTTTAAATTCAGTTCCATCTCTTTTGTAATGCTTAACACCTTTCATTATTCGCCCTCTCTATTGGCTTTCGCTATGTCCAAAATAGCTTTTGCTTCGTCCAAATCGTTCCTAGCTTGGGCCTGCTCGTTCTGTGAGGCTATGCGACTTGCCTCAATAGCTGCGGTGGTTTTAGCTTTTTCTGCATCAAGCTGTAGTCTAGCCGCGTCAAGTTGCGTATCTGCTTGATCTTTCTGCGCTTTACGCTGTTGTTCAGCCTGCTTAAGCTGCAATTCTTGCTGTTGCATCTGAACCACAGGGTCTTGAGCTTTTTGTTGCGCTGCTTGTTGTGCAGCCGCTTGTTGTTTCTGCTGTGTAAGTTGTTGTCCTGCTTGTGCCATAGTTTGAGAAAGAAGCTTCTCCATTTCTTCTGGCATTTCTTCATCAGGAGGCGGTAGCTCTACACCCAACTTCGCAGCCATCTGTTGTCTGTAGCTGAAGCCTATGTGCTCCGCTATGTGCGCTTGAAGCGCGGACATCACTTGCTGTGCCGCAGGGCTTTGCCCAATAAACGCCATGATCTGAGGGTCTTGCATAAAGGCTTGGTGGGTAGTTATATGAGCGTCGTGATCTTGGAATATAAACGCTTTCATCGGTTTGCCAATGAGTGCCGCCATATTCTCGCTAACCGGATCGGAAGGCTTCATATCATCCTTAATCGGTACAAGCTTGTCGGCGTTCTTAACCCCTAATACCTCGATCATCTGACGATGGAGCTGGGGCAAGTCGTAGATTTGTGGGGTGGCCTGTGACATCTGCAACACGGTTTGATACTGCACAACTCGTTGTGCCATCGTGCTGCTATTGGGATCACTGACAGGAATTACTTCCACCATAGCGTAATCGGCGCGTCGCGCACGAGATTCACCACGGTCAGGCACATACATATACTCTTCTGGGGCGTACTCAGCAATGATCTTTCGGAGTAGTTTAAACTCCTGCTTCATTGAGTAGTGGACACGGGATTGCACCGCAGCCATTGGCTTGAGAGTACGCTCTAGTAGGGCGAGTGTGGTTCCAACAGGAGCATTAGCACTCATGTCAGAGATGTTCATGTCAGAGATCGCCCCTAAACGTCGCCCTTCCTCAGTAATCTGCTTGAGCAAAGCGAAGAGGGTTTGACTAGGCTCCTTGTAGGGGAGAGTCATTAAATTATCTTTTATGCTACCGCTAGGCACGTCCACATCACGGAATTCGCCCGGCCCGATGGGTGTATCGTCGCCCTTAACCCGCAGCCCACGGGACTTTAAGCCCCCGGGCAGATTCGACAAAGTACCTGCATCAACTAATTGACGAATAATGCTAGTGCCAGCGCGGGCGTAGCCTCCGATAATGTGGATGAGTCCGAGTCCATAAAAACCAAATCCGGGGACGTAAGCATAATGGACAAAATGTTGACGCTTGAGCGTCAAAGAATCGTCAGGGTTCCAATTACGGCGGATAGCTAGTATCTCGCCCGTACCTTTCTCAAGCGTTACCACATAAGGCTTTGCGACTTGTAGTGACTCTTCGTTGTCCGCTCCGTCCACACCGTCAATATTCAGGTCAGCGTGTACTTCAAACAGGGTGTAACGATCATCAGAAGTGAGAGATACTCCTGACTGCTCAGCCTTAACTTCTTCAACGTCTGAGAAAAACGACATAGGATCGCCTAGTTCTACGTCCCGATAGAACCCAGCCGCCTGTAGCTTAACCATTTCGTTCTTTGTCTTACGCATGACGTGCGTAACCCGCTCTGCGGACTCAATATTAGAGGCGCCGTAGGGTACAATCACGTCTTCCGCAGGGATATATAAGGCTATTTGACGGCCCAGACCGGGGTCAAAATACACTTTTTTGAACGCTGAACCAGCTAAACCAAGAGAATACAGCAGCCTTTCATGCTCGGGGCGGTACTCCACCATGACCTCAGTCAGCTCGTAATTCATGTCTGTCTTAACACGTAAGGCAGCGTCTTCTTTCTCTTGGGTAACTTCGCCAAGAATCTTAGTCTTTACAGGACCAACAGCAGGGAAAGTCTCGCTCATGGCCTCGGCTTGGAACCGGATAGCAGATTCCGCTAGTATATTAGAGTACACCCCACAGGCATTTTCCCAAGGCTCAGTACGTTCTTCATACTTCATGCCCAACACATCAAGCCCCGCAACGTAAGTCTCCGCCCAGTCGCGTCGAGCCGCTATGTCTCCTTCTACGGCCTCACTCAAATCGCTTGATACTTCTTGTAGTTGCCCGTCGTCTAAGTAGTCAGCTAGGTTTGCATCGAACGGAGCGGCCTCAATACCTTCATTTTCTTCGCCAAAAGTAATCTCTACACTACCGTCTTCCAGCACTACTTCAACGCCCTCATCAGACATACCGTCTATAGCTATTATGGCGTCGGCTTCCCCCATGTCTTCAATGCCTTCAGGCATGTCGTACAAACTTTTTTCAATTGCCATCTTCTTATCCTTTAATAGTATCCGCCACGGTGCCTATACATAGGCTCGCTCTCAACTTCATCAGTCGGTAGGGATATAAACCCACCTTGGCGAAACCGCATCAATGCCATTATGGTGGTATCCACCAAGTCATCGTTAGACATGAACGGAAACCCCGCTACTTCCTCTACTAGCTCTTCCGCCCAACGTGTTTGTGGAACCCACACAAGCCCAGAGCGTACTATATCAGCAACCGAATTTAAACGCGCTGTCTTATCCCCTGAACCCCGGTGAGGCGTGTACTCTTGCACCATAAGCCCAGACCTACGCATCTCTTGGTACAGCGGCGTACCACTACTCTTCTTCTCCACTATGAACGCATCAGGTGCCCACTCCTCATACTCTGCCCACGCCAACTCTTTCAGTTCGGGAAACTCAAGTCGCTTCTTAATAGAGTTGAGCAGGATGATACCGTAGCAGTTATCCTCTTCGTGGAAGAACACACCCCACGTAGTTAGTGCCGTGTAGTCTGCCCTGTTATTCTTCTCTGCTGCCGCGTCCAGCGTCATTATTATATAATCGCACTGCGGTGGGTCTTCGGGTTCCCAAGTCTTCCACCACTCACGCTTAACAAGTGCGGCTTCTTCCGCAGTCGGTTTCTGCTGAAACTGGGCATTCCACTGGAACACCGGCATAGAAGCCTTAGTGCGGTAGAGTGCGTCAAGGTCAAAGAACTCAGGCCACAGCGGTTTCTCTATTATCTTAGCCGTGTCTAGCGGGTCTTCGGTTTCCAGTATCGCTGGGAATTCTACCACCTCGTACTTATCGGCCAATTCGTTTTGGGACATGTCTCGTGTCATGCGGCCCGTCAGGTCATCCAGATGCCACCGCGTTTGTACTATCGCAATACGCCCTCCGGGCATCAGTCGTGTACGTGCCCCGAACGTAAACCACTCATAGGCTTTATCGAAAACATCTAAGTTCCCGTTAATAATGTCTTGTTCGTTGTGCGGGTCATCAACCAACAGTAAGTGAGCACCACGTCCAGCAAGTGCTGAACCAACACCACAAGCGAAGTACTCTCCTCCCACACTAGTGTTCCACCGCCCTGCTGATTTACTGTCTATGGCAAGTTGTGTGTCAGGAAAAATTTCCTTGTACTCCGGGGTTGAGATTAGGTTTCGCACCTTTCTACCAAAGTCCACCGCGAGGTCTGTAGTGTGAGACACCATCAGCACCTTCTTATCCGGGTTCTTACCTAAGAACCACGCAGGGAAATAGATAGAAACTAGCTGTGATTTACCGTGTCTTGGAGGCATATTCACACAAATACGGTCTTTTCCAGTGTCTTTTACTGGTTTGCCATCATATTCATACTCTCGCCCCTGTGCAATCTCCATTAACAGGTCACCTAGTATGCGGTGGTGCTTGCCTACCTTGTAATCTGACTGCATGGCACAGCAAAAAGCAATGAGGTCGTCCCGCGCAGCCTCTATCTTCCGCTTACGCTCGTACTCATCTAATGTTTTAAGCAGTTCTTCCTGCTCATCGGGGGTGTAGGAGTCGATATTAGCCAGAAGAAGCTCAATATCTTCCATAGAGAACTCAAACTTCTCCAATACCGTTTCTTTAGCTGGGTTTTGCTTCATATACCCCTTCAGTGTTCTTTTTAAGCTCCAATAGGCGCTCTTCCAGCTTACTTCTAATGTCGGCAGCGTTCTGGTGGGTGATTACCACCTCTTTTTTCTCGGCAAATAGCCCAATTTCATTAATCTTACCCAAAAACTGTAGGGCTTGCAGTCGAATCCGCGCATCGGGGTTCTCTGTCTCCAGAAGAAGTTTATTAATCACCGTATTCTTTATGTCTTCCGGGGTTGCATTCAACGAACCCCCGTACTCTTCGAGTATGTTGTACGCCTCAAGCAGAGATACAGTAGTAGAGGCGGCACGTTTACCCTTTTGTTTCTCTTCTGGCTTGTCTTCAGCGGGGTCTGGGGTAAACGGTATCAGGTTCACCTCTACATCGTGTTTTTCCATTAGCGCCATGTTACGGCAAGCCGCTTCTGCTATCTCGCGCAACTCGGGGTAGTTAAAATTGCTGGGTAGTTCTATAGGAATTTCTGTGACTTCCATCGCGTAGGTACCATCAAGGGGGTGTTTTGTATTTTAAGGGGGTGGGGTGTAGTTATGCAAGGTTTAATAA